GTCTAGCAGGCAATTCTGCAGTCTGATTTGCTTTCCTGTTAGGAGCTGCATGCAGGTTTCTTAATATGGATTGGTCATTTCTGTAGAGGGTTGCTTCTAGTGCCTGGTTAGAATCATGAATTCCACTATTGAGTGTGGTGGGGTTGGTGATTGATTGGAGTAGTGAGGATTGGACGCCTGAGTGACTCACGGAGGACTTGGGTAGGGAGCAAGGAGGCGTGGAAGCTGCTTGGTGAGGACTTTCCTCCTCTCCTTGTTGAGGCTTATGGTGAGTACCCTCTCTCCATGGATAATCTCTATTACGTCCTTTCTGATGACATCTAGGAGGGAAGCATGGGGGTTTCCAGACTCCAAGATTGAGCTACAGAGGATGCCTGTCAGGATGGAGGACCATTGAGCATATGTGAAGCGATGATCCAAGGGCCCGGTTGAGTCCCTGAGCAACTGTGCCATACGAGCTGCAACGTCGAGTTGGTTGGTCGTTGTCAATAGCTGAATAGGGCCAACAAGTGCAGTGGTGAGATCTTGTCGGTCCAATGATGTTTGCTCAAGTCTCGGGAAAGGAACAATATTGGTTTCAGGGATGTGCACCAACTTTGAATCACCTGACCTCCACTCCACGGGGGTTGTTACAGTGGCATGCACGATCAGCTCACACATGTTGTCTGAGGAGGATATCAAATAAGACTGACAGCCTATGAACGACAAGTGGCACAAAGCCACGATGTACTTGGCTTTGTCCAAGCTCGAAATCCATCTTACCAAGACCTCCACTGTTCCCCATATATTGACTATGGAGTTAACTGCCGCAACTAAGTCCCACCCGGTAAAGAGCTTGATGTCCAGCACCACTAGAGCTCCTGGCCCAAGGGTTCTTCTCAGCAATGTCTGGGTTTCAAGATGATTAAGATCTCCCCCTCCAAGTGGGCCACCCATTATTCTCGTGAACAACTTCCAGTTCTTACTTCTCCTTACAACTGAGGGGCAAGGAGGCATATCCAAGCCATAACCATCTACTAGATCTCTAGTCAGATCAAGGCCATATACTCCGACACTTCCTGACTCCAGAGCAATATAGGCAGCAGCTCCTAGTCCTGACCCAACGATGAGGACAAGACGATTGTGGAAGAGTGATCTTAGGGGATAGTATGAGTAAGCCACTGTACCATTGACTCCAAAGATTCGACCACTCAGCCTCTTGATGCTAAAGAAATCACTGTCCAAGCTGTTGCTCTTGAGCCTCCACTCAGGGGAGTCAAAGAGAACATCTTTAAGCAGTGGGGTTAGGTTTTTATCTAGATGAGGCTGTGGACAATCTATCAACATGGTTGGGAGACCAAGACGACCGAGCTCACTGGAGACGACTGTCATTGACCGTGCCAGCCTGATTGCCTCTGAGGCCGGGATAGTAACACTAAATACTGCCTTGCCCTGAATTATGCTCCTGCAAGCGTCTGTCAGAAGAGGGCATCCGTGTTCAGCTGACCATGAGTGTATTTTATGGAACAGGAGATATAAAGCGCCTAGTTTATCTTCTTCTCTCAACTGGTACATGGTGCAGGATCGCACATGATGCTTAACAAGAGAAAAGCCATGTTCCCTAGTTATCTCTCCGATCTGGACACTTCTCCAAACAGCAGTTGAGAAGAACCGAACGAGAGCACGGCTTGTGCTTCCCGCATGCTCATCTTGGAACAATATGATTTTCCCAGTGTACAACTCGCTCTGCAGGTCAAGGAGCAATCGTGAAGAAAGAGACGACATTTCCGAGGAGATCCGAGATTGAAGTGTGAGACTAGTTGGTACATACCCTGGATCCCCCGCCCCTCCATAACGTGCAACAAGAGGATCTTCTGCCATATATGGACTCTTTGCTAATAAGGCAATCTTGGAAGCAAAGGCTGAGGACATTGCCACAATTGCAGGCAGTAGGGACCAACGAGGGTTACCTAAGTTTTTAAGGAATACTCCCTTGATTGAAGCACTGGCAATTTCTAGACTAGCCAAGCTAATGCAATGAGACAGTGTAATCCCACGGAGCTCTGGAAGGCCTATAATGACTCGCAGATTGGATCCTGAGTGATCAGCGAGAGCAAGAGCTGCATGTCCAACGTCCAGAGCACGGGAGAAGAGTCTTCTAGTTGCATAAGGAACAAGAAATGCACTCCGAGGAGAGCACGCTATAGGCCGGCATAGTGCAGAAGGAGTCAGACCAGCTGTAAGCTCTAGGGCCACTACTGGGTCATAGACTAGCTTGTTAGTAGCGAGAACCAGGGGTTTTGGGATGGACAGGAAGGAGCAGTACAAGAACGAGTCAGGCAATTGAATGAGTTGTTTTTCATCATAGCATATGGTCACAAAGTTTTGGAGGTCTGAGCAATGTGACGATATCTGTAAGACCCCTATGCATGCGACCATGTCTTCT